AATAGTTGAGCCAAATGATAAGAAATTAACTGTATCGTTAGTTGGTGTAAATACCAAGCTAGTTTCATCAGCTGCAGAAACATCATAAGTAATTTTATTACTTGATGTTGTTGGAACTACACAGCCAGTCTCCCATACATCAGAACCAGCACAATCAAATGTTAATGTTGCTGTTCCACCTGCTGCGTCTTCAGCCATTGAAAATACACATACATTACCCGCAACTGCGGCTGGTAAAGTAGCTGTTAAAGCTGCAGCACCAGTATATGTAGGTGAATTAACTTGATTAATAACAAGAGTACAAGCATTTGATGAAACACTTGGAGCTCCTACACTTAGTCCAAAATATGAACCTAATGTACCAGCTGCCCAACCTTCATTAAATGCATTACTATTTTTATTTAATTTATCACTTCTCATAATTAAACTCCTTGTAAATGTATTAAAGCATGAGTTTCAGGAAGAGATATTTCAAGACCAGCTTCAGTCAATATCATATCTTTTCTTAAATCTTCATCAGCTTGTTGTACATTAGTTGTTATATGAGTGTCTCTGTTTAGACCATTCCCAACTAGAGGTCTATATGATACATGGTCAAGGTCAACTAAAGCTAAAAAGCCAGCTGCATTTCCTCTAAATAGAGGTTCTTTAACCATTGATAAATCACCATGAATAGTTTCAATCTTCATTATTTGATGACCGAAAGTACCTTGACTTCTTTGCCAGTTATAAGATAGAGAACCTGCATCAGTTGCACCTTTTAAAGATGAATCCATAAAACCGCCTAACTTATTGAAGTGAGATATTACAGGCAAACTTGCTAATCCAAGTTTACTTGAACCACCACCTCTTGCTGGGTCAAAGATTACTTCAAAATCACTTAACAGCGAATCATAAGACCAATCTGCTGCTTCAATTGTTTTTAAATAACCTTTATCCTCAGTATAAGATACTTGAGTTCCGTCTGCAAGTTGAGCTTGTGAATTTGCTATAATATGACCTACAATACCATCAGTATAATTGATGTTATTTGTAGAACCTCTCATACCAAAAAGCATTGCTCTTTCAATATCAACTTTATGTTCTCTTAACTTTAAGTTCCAGATTCTTTGCCACTCATCAGCATAACCACGATAAACAGTAGCTCTTGACGTATTTGTCATTTCGCAAGCTGTTTTGAATATTTGAGTATATCCATAATCATTGTCTAACTTTTGAGACCAAACATCTGGTGCTCCTGAACCTTCTTCAAATGAAGTTCCGACTACTGTACACTTAGCATTATTCGGCACTGTTAAAGCTGCTGATGATGCTTGTGCGATAGTTCTAACAGTACAAGTAGTTGTAGAACCTGAATCTGCAACAGACTCAATACGAACAACACACCACTCTGGCTGTGCTGTTGATGTATCTACTGTACCACAAGTTACAACCATACCTGGTACGAGCCAATCAACACTAGCTCCACCTTCAGTATCAAATGTTGTACTTACAGTGCTTCCAATTGCAGCGGCTGTAAAACCACCAGCTGAAAGAAAACTTCTGTCAGTAATTGATACTTTAGTTCTATCTTCTAAGAATCGAAACTGAGAATCTGAAGTTGGCACTTTTCCTACCTTTGATAGATATACGAAAAATGGGGACTCATCTGGAGCAAGTTCTGCAACCCTATCACTAAAGTCAAATAACCGTCTTGTGTGAAAGTCTGTATTCGATGCACCAGGAGTTCTTGCGCCATTTGCCGATAAACTACCGCCTGTAAATGTTGCCATTTTTTCTTCTCCTTAGTTTGTGTTTATAATACCTTTGCCCGACTTCCAGCGGCCATAATTGATTTCCACATAGTATCTTTCTCGTCTGTTTTGGCAGGTTGTTGTCCATTAAGGACTCCCGCTTGCTGAGGAACAGCTTGATTTTGACGGATTGCATCAAGTGGACTTTCTCTATTTTCACTTTCAGTCGGTTGTTGAGTTACAGATTGCCACATATTAATAGCACCATCAATACCATATTCAGCAGGATTCTTACTGGCAAAGTCCATAAACGACTGGATTTGTTCAGGATTCAATCCTTTGTTAGAAAGTTCAGTTTGAAGTTTGGACATGCCAATTTCTTTTTGAACTGCACCAACTTGTGCACCAACTTGGTTTTCTACTGCATTATTAATAGTGTCTTGTAACTCTTGTTGTCGAAATTGATACGACTTAGACGATGGGTCATTATAGGCTTCCCAAGGGTCAAACTCATCTTTAGATAATTCAACACGTTGAGGTTGTTGTGCTTGTTGACCACCTTGTAGCATTCCGCTAACTGCCTGAACTATATCAGGTCGTGATTCAAGCATTTGTCCAACTTGTTCATATTGTTTTAACTTTTGATTTTCAGCATATAACTTATCTTTTTCTGATTGGTGATACTTGGCCTGTGATTCCCAATCATTACCAGATGTTTGCTGTTGAGTTGCTTCATCTTGCCCTACATTATCATTAACTTGACCTTCTTCAAGATTGTTATTTTCTAATGCGTTATCCATATTACTCTCCTTTTTTTTGCAATCTCTCTTGTTTTTCTTGAGTTTGGCTACGTAAACGTAACTTCTCTGACTCGAGTTTAACTGCTTGTTCAAGTTTTCCAACCGCTAATCTATTAGCAGACTTGGATTCAGATTCTTGTGATTTTAGTTCAGTTTTGAATTTCTCAACTTCTGTACGCTTCCTAGCTGAGATTGACTCTCTATGAGCTGTTTGTAAATCACCTTGTAAGTTTTTGACAGCTTCTTGTGCTTGCTGTAATTGTCCTTGTAATTGCTGTACAACATCCATTCTTTGAAGTACACCTTCTTTATCAAATATATCTGTTTTCATTAAAGCTTCTGTTCTATCAATAAGTCCAGCTTGATAAGCTTCCATGTAAATTGACCATTCACCCCATCTATTTGATGGCATTGTTGAATTTCCTATAATATTAATATCGTATTGACCTATTGTCAAATCATTCATCATCTCACCAATAGCTTGAGATTTATCATCATAATGATTAACCATATATTCACTCATATCATTATTTGGCTGTACTACTCTAAATACTTTTTTATAAGTGTAATGTTCCTTAGAAAAATTATATATAACTTGTCCTAATCTTCTTAAAGACCCTTCAATATCCCTTAATTTTGATTTACTTCTTCTTTGTCCAAAATCTTCCATCATCATAGTTCCAGATGAAGTTCTTGGAGCAGCTTCAGCATTACCTTGTTGCATTTCAAAAATACCCATATTTAAATCGATATATCTTTCAATCAATTGAGGTAATTGCATTACTGAATTAGATAAAGGTTGTGGTGAAGGGAAATGTGGTTCACCAAAAGATGGGTCATATTCTATTGTTGCATTAGGATTAGCCCAATCTCTCTCTAATTCTTCAATATCATCAACACTTCCTTGTGGTATTAATAATTTTAAACCAGAAGAAGCCTGTGCATGAGATGTTATAAGAGACATTGTTTTATTTAAAAATCTCTGAAAGTCTTTATTCTTTCTAACATCACTCATTGGATAAGGAGTATTAGTCCAAATATTAGGTACAGGAACAATTGGATATTTATCTGTATTTAATATATATTCATATAATACTATTTGTCCAAGAGTACATACTAACTTAATTCTTGTTTGTTGAACTTCTACTACATCAATAAGTCCCTGTTTTAAAGCTTTTTCTATCTTAGGGTCAGCTAAAAACTTTTCCATGTTTTTTGTATCAAGTATTCTTTCTTGACCTGACTGCATTTCAAGTATTCTATAATATGGAACTTTAACTTTTGAAAAATGTTCAATAAGCTGATATTTTTCAGAACCCTCTCCTGTATCAAAATCTTTTATATGGTCAGGAGTAAAACTTCCTTTTGTTCTTGTATTTAATGGTGAAGGATATGTTTCATCTTCTGAATATCCCTCAACTAAATCAATCATTTGTTTTCCATCTTCTTGTTCTTCAGCTAATTGAGGATATAAATCAAGTAATTGAAATTTTGTAAATATAGTAGAAAGCATCATACCAGTTGCATCATCAAAGTATCTGCTTCTAGCATTTGGGTCAACTACTACTCTAAATGGGTCAACATATGTAAATTTAACTTCACCTCTTCCATAATCAGCTTCTCTATCAACATATGCATAAAAATAACCAAGTCCTGTAACAGCATAATCATGTATAGTTTGCTTAAAGACTTCATTACCATCAGATATATTCCAAACATATTCAAGAAGTGTTTTCCATACATTAGCTAAATCACTATCAGAATCTTCTCTTGGTGTTGCTGAAAACTTTGGTGGTTTAGATGTTATAATTGCTTTAAACTGTTCAATTGCAGAATATATTCTATCTAAAGGTATATTTGATTGATTTCTTGATGCAAGTTCTTCTGCTTCAGCTTCTGAAAAATGATTTCCTAAATAAAAGTCAACATCTTCTCTAGCGTGGTCTTCCCACTCTTTTCTTGCGTCTAACCAACGCTTCCATAATTCTTTTGTATATACAGCTCTTTTATCGGTTTCTATCATGATGCATAATATAAAACAATTTTTTTATATAATCAAATTCTCTCACCTGTCATCCAATTATATCGTTTTCTTGGTTTCTCCCATTCATTTTTATTATTTTTAATTTTTTTAATATTTGCAGCTTTCTTATTGCCTCTTGCATATTGTGTTGATAACCAAAATGCATCAATAGTATCATCATGTGTTCCTTTGGGAAAATCAAGTAATTCTCCAATAAACTCATGCATATTCTTTTTTAAGTGTACTGCTCCAGCTTTAAACATCGGTTGTAGTCCTTCAAATAGTCTATCTTTCTTTTTTTGATTTCCATAACCTTTAATTCCTTGTTCAATCCCAGGTAAAAACTTTCCATCTCTTTTACTCTTCTTATGTACATAATCTCTTAACATCTCCTGATACGATATAGTTTCAATATTTATTCTTTTGATTGGGTCATATCGTTCAGCGATTTTAAATATCTCATCTGCGCAGTCCATGGGTAAAACTCTTTGTCTCCAATATTCAATAATATAATAATCAAAATCAGCGGTAACACCAATGACCATAATAACACTATAATCATTCCTAGCGCTAAGCGTTGAAGCAGGGTCAACCCCGATATAAATGTTAACATATTCTTTCCTCCCATCATCTAATAATAAATACCACGAATTAGCAGGTTCGTCAAATTTTAATTTACCTTTATAAAAATTATCGGTAATATCTTCTTCAGAGAATATTTGGTCTTCAGGAGACTTAGCTTGGTTCATATATTCCTGATAAAACTTAGATGGAGTCCCAGAATCTATATAAAACTGCTTTCTTTCATTTAATTTTTTTATTGGCCAACGTGAAGGCCATAATGGACTACCATCATCAAGTATAGCTTTATATGTAATTAAGTCCCAAGAATACTCTTCACCATTATGTTGTGCCTCTTTATGATTTTTAACAAGTCCATTCAAAAAAGAATCATAGTGGACAATAGTTCCATTACACCATAAGAATCCACCTTTATCAAAATCAATCGCTGGATATACAGCAGCTGTCACCCAATTCTTAATATGCATTCTAGCTTCAGGAGTTTTAGTATTTAGCTCTGATTCAAAATCATCAAGTATAATTCCAGTATATCTAGTAGATAATTGTTTTTTACCCCTAAGTCTTTGTGCTGCACCTTTAGCAATCATCCTACAATTATTCTTCAATACAATTTCGGTTTTAGTCCATTTACTGCCTTCCAAATCACCAAAATAGTAATGAATTGCAGGATTTTCGTATATATGGTTTGAAATCCAATTAAGGTTATCAATAGCCTGGTCTTGCGCCTCGCCAACCCAAGCGATAAATTCTGGGCTTTCTTTTTTCGCAAATAAGAAACGATGTAAAACAGCCGCAGCTGCTAAAGTCGATTTTGCGTGGTCACGAGGCAATACAAGAGCCAATTGTTGTATATTTCTATTTAAAAGCTTTGAACCTACTGTATTGTGGAAATCTGGCGTTGCGGATGCTAAAAAGTCTTGAGGAGAGAATAACTTGCCAAAAACGATAAGGTCTTTATATGCCATCTCAAGAATTTTCTCATTTTGGGATATATTACCATTTAGATTTAAATTTGCCATTATGGTATCTGTTTAATAAGATTATTGTTTAATCTAACCACTCCTTCTGGAGGGTCAGTTCCCTCAAATGTAATTTTAAGGTTTGCATAGTTATTTTTAGAAGGAAGTATAGAAGAACCTAAATCAGCGCTTATTGCTCCAGCATCTTTTCTTCTAAATATGCCTCCACCTCTTTTTGACTCTCTTTTCCCAAAATTATTGAGTTTTACCTTTAAATCCATGGTTAATTCTTTAATTTTGATTGTACTTTGTGGAGCAAGAGTTATTAGTGGCACCATTACATTTTCACCATTAATAACCATTCTCATACATTTAGGAGTTCCATCTTCATTAACATATTTACTTAAAGCTTCTATATGTTGATTTTCAGCTAAAGCTTGTGCTTGAACTACAGCATCATATAAACCTTTAGTTAAATGGTCAAGGTAATTACCTTTTTTAACATTATCCATTATTAGTTGGAGGAGTTGTAGCTTCTTTAGTTTTACCGATAGAAGAATTTAACATATCTAAAACCTTCATTAGACCTTCTGGCTTTTCTTGTTTACCTTTAACGGATATACTATATTTAGCGGAAGTATCAGAACTTCTATTACTTTCAGAATGATGTGATACTTTCCCTTCAAATGACGCTTTCCAACAAGCAAATCCACAAGAAGCATTTACAGTAGCACTAGAATCAGTAGATGATTTAGTTGAACTTTGAGTAGATACTTCCATATTAAACTCAACATCAATAGAATCCACACATAATGATGGTATATTGATTATTGATAACAATGGAACATCCAATTTTACATCTTTTGAACCATCTTCATAGTTAAATGTTACTGATTTAGTATTACCGCTAGAATCCATTCCAACTTCAGTAATAAACTGTGCAGTTGTTGATGCTAAAGACTTTTGTCCTTCAGCTGCAGCCAATAATGGTGCTGCTATTAAGTTTTCTATTGGTAATCCTGTAAATTGATTTGCTATTGAACTTGCCATTTATTCCTCACTTTTTTATTATTTGAATTTAAATTTTTCTATTATTTTTTTGGTTTATACCTTTTTATATTTTCTTGATGTATCCTAGAAATATTTCCTCCAATATTAGGATTGTCTTTTAATTTATTTAATAATTCCTCTAGTTTTATTTTATTTTTTGATTTTGGTGGTTTTGGTATTTCTGGAGTTTTCCCAACTATACCCCTTCTAATTGGTTGGTCTGGAATAAACTTACCGCCTTTAAGCTTACCTTTGAAAGCAAGAAGTAATTGCCTTGCCGCTTTACCTTTTCCACCACCTGTTAAACCCATAGCTAAATTTTCAATCATTGTTTTATATTCAGGAGACATTCCCTCTAAAGTAGAAGGGTTTTGTGAGGCTTGCCATGTTTCAGTTATATAATCAATCGCATCATGTGCTTTTGGTTTAAGATAATCAATTAATCGTGTTGTAAAACTTTTATCTTTTTCCATATTACTCCCTTATTTCAAAATGAGGAAAATCATCAAATTGATTATCATCTACTTCAAAATTCATGTTCCAATCACCACCCCAACGAAGTTTAATGCCCATAGACCTTGCTATCCCAAGAACAAATCCCGCAAATAAGTGAAACCTTTCCCTATCAGACCAATCAATGGGATAAGGAGCAACATCAACAGCACGAGAAGGTTTATGATTATGTCTTCCATTCGGGTACTTAACTTTAGTTTTTCCTTCATCAAATAACTTATTTTGTCTATCTTCATCTCTATGTCCCTCCAATATGCTGCAATCAACATATTTAATTACTTCATTAAAAACTTTTTGTAGTTTTTCATCACAAGTAGAAAGTCTTTCCCTTGAACTTCTTCCAAATTTAGCCATCTATACTTGAACTCCAATAATCTGCCACAAATGGAACAGGATATACGCTGTAACTTCGAGTGTAGTGAGATAGAGAGGACTCTGTGGTTGTCCCATCTGCGGCTTTATATTTATAAATTATATTTATTATTTCCATCTAACTTTTTCAGGTGTTTGCATCATAGGTTGTAAAATTTTTTGTAAATCCTCAATCGTAGCTTCAGTTTCCCCTTCATAATAATCTTCAGGCTTAGAGTACGACTCGCGCCAATCGCCTTCATAACCTCCAGGTCTACCTGGCATATCTTTTGCACCAGACATATCTGGGTCTTGTATTAAAGCTTCAGCAATTTTACCTGATAAGTCAAATTGTTCGTCAAGTAATGTACCAATACCATATCCACCCAATAATGCAGTTAATATTCCTGGTTTTACTAGTGAACCAGAAGGTATTCTTTTAGCAGCTGGTGGTATTTTCCCAAGTTCTTGGTAAATTCGTGGGGGCATTCCTTTTGGTTGCGCGTATGTCATATGTTTTGTAGTATATTTATTTCCTGTCTTTAACTTTGGAAATTTGTCTTTTTTGTTAAGATACCAATCCAGTATGCTATTTTTATTAGGATTATCAATCATTGCCATACTTTTTTCTCCTTTAATTCCTTTCTTAAAATAATTTTGATAAATTTAAACCAATATTTCCTTTACTGCCACTTAAATTGTAATCAAGATTTTTATCCTTACCAAGTCTTCCACTAATATTTATATTAAGTAAATCTTCAAAGTTTTTATCACTTGATTTTGATTTAATAAAAGATTCTAATATATTTGTTTGAATATTTCCATGATGTCTACCATAAGAACCTCCTCCAAATATTTTAGGATAATCGATTTGTTCTACATCTTGTCCAAATTTAAAATCATCAATACCTCTTGTCATATTTGATAGTGTGGATTGTAAAATTAATTTATTAATGCTATCATGTGCTCCTTTACCAGAGCCACCTATTAAATTCGTATTTTCAAAAAAATCATGACCTGAGGACATAGTTGTATATTCATCAATCATTCTATTTTCAATAAATGGAAAATTCATACCTTTTTGAGAAGTATTTTGTTCCTTGTTTATTAAATTGCCATTAATAATTTTCATTAAGTGTTTCCTTGCAGTGAATCTTGCCCGTAAATATACATAATATTATCGTCAATATCAAATTCACTCATACAATGTGGACATGCCCACCCCATAACATCATGTTTAACGGAGCTTGTATCAAATATCCCAATTCTTTGGGAATATTTATCATTGAAATACAAATCCTTTTCACATATAGGACAAGGGTCTTTACTTTTCGTCTTTTTCTTCTTTATGTGCGACAAGTTTAGTTTTTCCTCCACCAATAGCCTCCATTTGTTCTGGTGTAAAACCAGTAAATACAGTTAATTGTTCCTGTTTCTTCTCAGTATCAAATAATCCAGCCATTTTAGCTAATGCTTCCAATGAACGAAGTTTATCTGTATCTCTATCAGACAAATCAGCAATATCCTTATACTTTGCTACAATCCATTCAGGGGAAACTCCCTCATCAGCAAGTATTTTTTTTATCTCTTCCTTAACCATAGTCCTTATTTCCTCTTTATTTAATAAAATATTTGATTTTTTCTTAATATAGTCTATATCCTTCGCTTTTGGATAAGCCTTTTGATAAGCACTAAGGACATTATCCCCAGCTGCTACATAACGGGCAAAAAGAAACTCCCTATTTTTAAGTTTCCTATTATTCTGTCTTTCGTAAATAGCGTCATAATTACCAGAAAATGCATAAATGTTCTTTGCAATACCATTATCCCCCAATATCTTGTGGGTTTTCTGTTCAACAATAAAAGAACCGCAAACAGTCCTAACCATTGTACGGGGAGTTTTATATCCAGGATGATTCAATTCAGTCTTTGCCAATATCTGACATACATAGTCATCATCAGTAAATACCCAATCATTGACATTTCCTTCCCTCCAACCACCAACAACTATTTCATTTGGACAAAATGCGCGAAATTCATTGATGTCATCATATAATTTATGGGCAATGCCCTTGATTTCCTTAATATCCATACCCAAATATATAAAACATTAATAAAATATAAAAATCTTGGAATATTCATTTATTATCCCTATACGCGCACACGCACTCTAAAAGAGTCTTAATAAGATACTTATATTAGATACCTTAATAAAAAAAAATTAAAAATAAAAAAAAAGCCTTAACTAGACATTACTGTTACATAGTTTCAAAAATAGAGTCAGAATGGGTGTGAGTGTTATTTTGTGCGTTTCGGGCGGCGGGGTGGGGGGGGGA